AGCTACTTTTGCTCTATTTATTCCTGCACCTAAAGCTCCTAATGGTCCACCTGCATTTTCTAAAGTATCTATCCAATCAGCAGAAGAAGCTCTTGATGATTTAATTTTATCTTCTAAATCATCAATTTGATTATATATCTTTTTAAATTCTTCAGAACCTGCAGCAGTATCTTTTAATTGTCTTTTTAAAGCTTTTAAACCTGCAATAGACTCTTCAACATTTGTTTTTAATTCTAAATTTACTACTTTATTTTCCATTGTCTTTTTACTTGTTCAAAACCTTGTTTCCAAGAAGTTACTAATTTATATTTTCCCTTTGCTATTTCTATTATTTCACTTTGTCCGTAATGTGCATCAAGTGATAATAATTGTAAAATGTTTTTTATCATTATGGTAATTGATTAATTTTTATGTATTGTGTAACTTTTAAAACTCCATCTTTATAATATTCAATTCCAATTTCATCATATCTTGATACACCACTTGTATTTTGTGGAACTGAAACAGGAAGTAATATATCAGCATATTCATAAGTTCCTGATGTTGGATAACTTAAATAATTTAATGCTCCTTTAATTCCAAAATAATCATAATCATTTTTATATACTATTGTATCAAAAGAAGTAGCTTGATTAGTAAATTCAACATCATCATAAGTTGCAAATTTATAACCAATAGAAGTTGCAGCATTAAAACTTCTATAATCAGTTAATAATTCCAAACTTGCCTCACCTGTTGTTAAATCAATAGTCATATTATTAATAATATACCTTTTGTTTCTAATGATTAATCTATCATTTAAAGCAATACCTAATTTTTCATCATAACCATTAGTAACAGTAGAAGATAATAAACTTGGCGGAAATAATGCTTTAACTTTTACAATTCTTGTTTTAATATTATAAAGATTATCAATGTAGTTTTTATAGTGTCTATAATACAATCCTTGTGGTGCTAAAATATTATACCAAGCTGATTGTTCATCTCCAAAATTCATTGTCATTAAACCTTTATTTGTTGTATCAGTTGGTAAACTATTATATTCATTTGAAAATCTATTGTAATTTGTAAGCAAATTATAACCTGTTGTAGTTTTTAATTGTATTCTTTGCGTTCCTGTAAATGGAGCTGTTAAAATACCATTACAATAAATTAACATTGGTTTTGGTACATAAGGTTTTAAATCTTTATCAATTATAGTTGCTGTTTCAAATTGTGTATTTATTGCTTTTTCAAATAATACATTTTCAAAAGGTAATTTTATATCATACGATGCACTTTCATTTGATGAAATAGGATTAAATATTAAATCACCATAATCAGTTCTGTTATATGTTTTAAAAGCATTATTTAAAACATTTATGCTTTTTTCATAAGTAAAATTTATTCCCTTAAATAATTTAGGGCGTTCAATTTCCATTTCATCAGCATAAATATATTTTGTTACATCTAATATTTTGCCTATATTATAATATGCTTCTAAATGCATTAATTCAAAAGTGTTATTTTCTTTTGGTATAATAATTAAATTAAAAGATTTTATAATACCATTTAAAAAATCTTCTATTTTTAAATCAGGCATATAATTACTGATTTCTATAATAGATTGTATTGTACTTAATGCTGCGGAAGCTCTAAATGTTTTGCTAATATTAAGCCCAACACCACCTACAGGAAGTGTGCTTGTTGTTAATTCAACATCTGCTGTATATTGAAAAGCAGCTATTGATTGAATAGTATAATAAAATTCAAATGCATCATTTCTTAATATATTAAAATCAGATTGAACACTTAAATAACCTCCTTGTATAGGATAATTTACTCCTGTTAAATTAGTATAAGTTCTATATAAAATATTATTTCTATAAACTTTTATTATATATGGAGTTGTTAAAAATGCTGTTGCAGGTGTTATTCTTAAAACTATATTAGTACTATATAATAATGGTGTTGGCCTAAAATCAATTTTAATAGTATCAGTAGTTAAATTTAATTCAGGAAAAGTTGCTGTAGTTATTGTAGTGAAATTTAACTTTTGTACAGGAGTTAAAAAACTAAAATCTGTTGCAGGTTTTAAATATAAATATAATTTTTTATATTGATCTTCATTTATAAAAGAACCTGTAAATTCAATTCCATATTTAGCTTTTATTCTTGCAAATATGTTTGAAACTAATATAGCAGGAAATAATTCATTCCAATTTACAGCACCTGCAGTTGTTGTTATATCTTGTGATAAATGTAAAGAATCTTGATAATAATATTTTCTTGTGCTGCCAATTAATGGATATTTAATATCACCTGTAGTTGTAGCACTTTCAATTCTTGTTTGTACTTCTGTTTCATTCCAAGTATGATTATAAGGTGAAAAATCTAAACTTGCTAATTTATCATCTTTAATAATATCTTTTATTTGAGTTAAGTTACCATAAAATGTGATTGTATAACTTTCAACAAATCCGTTCTTTTTATTTGCTTTTTCTAATTGAAAATTACCATCTTTAAATCTATGTGTATCTACTTCTACATAACCATCGTATCTTTGTCGATGATCGTATCCATTATCAGTTGTGCTTTCGTACCAATGTGATAGTATTTGATTATTTCTTTTAGATGCAGGTATAGTAAATGATTGTGAATAGTCTGTAAATACTTTTCCAATATCATTAACATTTGCTACAGAACTTGTAACACTAATTTTTTCATCATTAAATAAATCTAATTTTTGATAATCTGCTCTGTAAATTTCGTATTGTGTAGTTGTATCATTTTGTATTGCAGTTTGTAAAGTTAATTCAGTAGCTATATTTGAAACAATATAAGCAATAGAACCTAAACCTAATCCTGCAGTTATTTTAATATAGTGACCTTTATATTGATTTGTAGTATAAGATGCTGCACTATTTTTAACTACTGTATACGGGCTTGGGTTTGCAGTTGTTACACTTCCTGTTTGTACTAAAGTATTTTTTTTAATATATATTTGAACTGATATCATTATACTATATCATTTATAAGATTATTAGAATATTCAAAATCCATTTCAAAGTTTATGTTTTTATCTTTTAAGTCTGTTTTATAAGTTAATGATTGTGTTTTAACTATAGCAGGATATCCATCAATTAAAACAGTATCGCTTAACATTAATTCTTGAATAAATGCATTATAACTTTCATAAACCCATCCTGTATTTAATTTAATAGTTTTTTTACCATTTGCATTAAACGACTTCTTTTGTCCTTGCTGATAATTATAATTTAAATTAGGTTGCATTAAAGTATATTCTGAACTTTTTATAGATATACTATTTGTTTGTGCTTTAAAAAATGTTAATTGCTGCCATCCACCATACTTGTTTACATATGTAACATTAACAGGAGTATATTTACATTCTTCTATTTTTTCTGTTTGTATTTGAACTAAAACACCATCTGTAACTCTTTCAATACTACATTTAACTGAATTTGTAATAGCTAATGGTATTTTAAAATTATAAATATCAAATGAACCTGCAGTTAAAAATGTAGTTGTATTTATTAATGTATTTGATGAATTATAATATTTAACTACATATGAATCTGATGATTGTCTTTCACATAAAAAATTATAATAAGGTATACTATTATAATATTGTACTTTTGTTACTGAATTTGCTAATAATGTAAAATAACCATCAGATATATCATAATTTAAACCATCCATAACTTCAGTGTATCCATTTATACCTACATAAGTTATAGTATTTAATAAAGTAAAAGTTCCATTTACATTTTTATATGTTTTAACTTTTGCAAAACACCAATCAGTATTTGATTCTACAGATGGTGTTGTAACAATATTTGCATTAATTTGATTTATATATTCTAAAATATAAGGTGATATATTATAATTTGTTTCTGTTTGTGTTACAGATGCTATATTCTCACTCATTATATAAGTTGGAATAGTAGGTTCAGTAGTTCCTTTATTCCAAATAAATAATTCTACTTTGCTTCCTGTTTGTCCTGTTTCATTTATGATTACTTCAAACGGACTTCTTGCACTTATTACATTCATTATTAAATATCTTTTAAATTATAATCTACCATTGTTTCTACATCTTGACCAAATGCTTTCATTAAATCTATATCTATGTATTTCTTATATCCTGCTTCAAATGGTTTAGTAAAAAATAAAGAAGGTTTAATACCATTTAAAAAAACACTTCTTGCTATTGCATATTGTAAACCTTTTCTATTTTGAAATTCACCTTTAGCATTTCTTGGTGCAATACCTTTTCTAACAATCCATTTATCAAATGCTTTTGCAGGCGGCATTTTATCTTTATAACTAAATGGCGTATTGTATTTTTTTATTTTACCTGAAACACCTTGATCCTGATAAGCACCATAATCTGCCATTGTAAAACCTACAATAGAAAAACCTTTATCAGTTACTATTTCACCTTTAATAGAATTATAAAGTTCTTTAGAACTATTTTTTCTACCTTTAGTTAAATTGCTTTTTGATTGTTGTATTACATAATCTCTAAAGCGTTGTAATACTGCTTCAACTTCTAACATTTTGTCATCTTGTTTTCAATAGCAATATCAAATGTAAAAGTTACACCTGCTATTTTGTTTTCAAATCGTTCTGTAAAGAATTCAATGTTTGCTGTGTTGTTTACCAACTCATAATCTTCAGCTAAATCACCCCTGCGTAATACTTCTAAGAATCTATTTGCTACAGCTAACTGAGTATTTAAAACATCTTGTTCATTATCATTACCTAAAAATATATCAGTTACTTTTTCTTTTGATTCGTCTACAATATCCATAGATAAAATAGATATATTATAATTTAATACTGCACCTTGATAAGATACAGAATTTACTATTATATGACTCAAAGGAAATATAGTTAGCTTGTTTAAATCAACTTTAAATATATCACCTGTTGTTACAGTATTCACAAACAAATCTTCCTGCAGTTTGTTTTTAATCACTTGTGTTATTTCGTAAAATGTACTCATATTTTCTTTTTAATTAAATCTGATTCTATTTGATTCTTTTGTTTCTCAAATGTTAGATATGTTAAACATTGGTTAATTGGTAAATCGGTGATTCTGTCAAAGTTGTTAATGTTTCCTTGAGCAAGAGCATAGATTGAACTATACCATCCCCATCTTTGTCCGAACTGTGCTGTTGCAGAATAGTCTGTATCGCTTTGTTGTTCTCCAAATAAGTCACTGTACTTTTCAATAACTCGTTGCCTAAATTGTAAAAAAAAACATTGGCTCCTAATACAACATCCAATGGTGCGTGTTTCATTACATCACAATAAGTTATACTACCATTATATTTTTCTATATCATAAGTATTATTTAAACCTTTATTTGTTATTGGCCTATACAATACTGCCATTGCTTTATGCATATTATCCCAATCACCTATGTATGAATCTAAATCTGTATACTCACCAAAAGTCATTTCTTCAAGATCAGGAATAAAACCAAACTCTACTCCACCAAGTTTAAATCTATTTATAAATTTATGTTCTTTAACATTAAACATATTACCAAGTGATGCAGTTATTTCTAATACATCTTTAAATCTAATTTCAGCTACATCTTTTAAATCAATATTGCAGAATGTTTGTACCATCTTCTGATTCAAAAATTCTTCATCGTCATTATCTTTAGCTATCTTTAAAAAAGCTTGATATTGTGCTAACTTAATTTCTTTTAGTTCTGTAGGTATGCTAATTTCTAATTTCATATTATTGTTTTTTATATTAATAACTATTTTGTGATATTGTATTAAACAAAAAAAAGGCACATATTTCTATGTACCTAATTTAACCAAATTTAACTAAAACTAATTTTCTATTTCTTCTATTGCTAAATCCAATATATCATTTATTTGTTTCTGTGATAGTATTTCCCAAACATCAACACCTTGTATTAATATTTCATCATCTTCAATACAGCTTCCTGTGTTGTCGTATGTATCACCTTTTAAATAGAATCCTTTTACTTCAAATTCTATATCACAATAATTAACTGTTACGTTCACTTTTTTCATTTTGTTTTTTTGTTTTAAATTATAAGCAAATATAATAATTATGTTTTAAATAAAAAACAATTAATAAACTTTAACTTTTGTTTAACCTTTTAAATGTTGTACTGCTATTTCGTACATCTGCTTCATCTTTTTAATTTCACCTATAGTTCTTGGTAGATTGATTGCAACTTCTTTACCTGTAGTTTGATGAATATAACATTGTATAGCAGCAATCATTTGTCCGTAAGTCATTTTATATTTAATTGATTATTAAAACAATAAAGCTGTTATTGTACAATAAACTTTATAGGTTTATTATTAATTTTGTCGCAAGTATAGCATTAATTTGCGACATTAATAAATAAAATAGTTCCCTTTGTTTGGATTCTCTAATTGATTCCCTACAGCATATCTTAATGCATCTATTAAGTGATTGTGATTATCTATTGGTGTATTGCTTTTCTTTTCAAGCCAACAATAGTTATTCAATTCTTTAATTAGATTAATTGATTCAGGTGATACAATCAAATCATAATCTTGCAATAAAGATATTCCATAAGTTACAGAACCTTGACCTTTGATTGCAGGTACAATATTTAATCCTAATGTTTGTAGTTCTGATATTAATCTTGGTTCTGCAGAATCAGCTACTATTAAACTATCTAAACAATGTTGTTTATTTAAGCTGTATATCTGACTTGTTGTTAGTGCTTGTAAGTAGTAACGTTCATTTATATAAATTCGTTTGTTAGAAGTATCTATATTGCATTCTATTAATGTAGTTGGATCATTACTAAAACCAAAATCTTGACCGAATACAGATTTACCTATTTGTTTGTATTCACCAATGGTCCAATTAGAAAATATAACACCTTCTGCTTTGTCTAACCATCCACCTAATATTTGATGCTTGTATTTTTCAGGTCTACGTTTCTTTATATTCTCTATTTGATTTATAAATGATTCAGATAAGTTATCTATGTTATCTTGATAAGTAGTATGTATATATGTAGTATCACCTTTGATTAAATTGCTTCCTGCTTCAACTCCTTTATCTTCAAAGAACTTTTTGTAAATGAAGTGTTCTTTTGTTGCAGGATTCAATACTAATAAAACTCTATTGTGTATTCCTTTGGTCCTAATACTAAAATCTATCTTTTCAAATGTTTCTTCATCTGTTAGTTCTTCTGCTTCATCTAATACCCAAGTAGTAACACCTGCTAAAGATTTTAAAGATGCTGTCTGTGTTCCACTGCTTGTTTTAATACCTTTAAATAGAATCTTAGACCCTGTTTTTAGATTTACTATTTCATCTTTAGTTATATAAAAATCGTTGCTTAAATCAGCTGTTTCAATCTTATCTATAAATTCAGGTATAATAGAAACGTTTGCAGAAGTTAAAGTGTAACGTGTGAATAATATAACGTGACCTGCTTCATAAGTAAGTAGCAGAAGAAAAGAGTTCAAAGAATATGATTTCCCTGAACCCCTTCCACCTGTAATTACAAAGTATCTACTTTCAGATCCTAATAGATTATATTTCTGATTTATTGCTATTCCCAACTTTGAAGATATCTTTTATATTAAAATCATTTATGTTGTGTGTAGCTTCTATTGTTTCTTTAGGTTTACCAAATATATGTTCTGCAATAAACAACTGTCCTCTTTGTGATTCCATCAATGTACCTTTTACAAAAGCAATCTTAGTTTCATCTTCAGTTTCTTTATTATACAATTCTTTTAACGCTTGTATAAATATGTTGTTTACTTTTTCTTCTTCTACTTTTGGTTTACGTCCTGCGTTCTTATTACCACCATTAAATTTTCTTCTATCTTCCATATCAAAAAAGTTATCATTAATGAAATAATAATAAATAAAAGCTATAGTTGTTTAAAGATTGATTTGTATTTTCATTGTTGGACAACTTAGTTTATGTACTCCATTTAATTGTTTACAATATTTACATCCTAAATTATTATCCCAATACATATCACAATTATAAGCATCTTCTTCACGATTAAATAAACCATAAGATTGCCAATGTTCGGTTGCAGGTACTGTATATCT